CCGTAGCCGATCGTGACGAACGCAGTTCCGGTGCAGACGATAAAGGCAGACTCTCCAGGGGCAAAAGCCTTGGTAGTGCCACCATCGAACAGTTCGGAACTCGTGGTGCCAATCGTGACCGTTCCGGAGCCGTTGTTCTTGAACAGCAGGAACCAGTTGTTGCCCAGAGTTGAGGCGTTCGGGAGAGTCGCTGTCGTTGCTCCACCCGTCCAGACGTAGGTCTGGGCGCGATCTGCGCTCGTGAAGGTGTAGGCAGCGATCAGAGAAACCGCAGGATGACTCTGGTTCAGCGTAGAACCAATGGCCAGGAGGCCATTCCCTGCCAGGGAAGCAGCATCTGCAGCAGAAGTCCCAGTGCCGAAGGCGATGTTGCCCCAGGTTCCGGCTTCCGTCGCGTTTGAGGTGACGTAGATGTACTTCGTCTCACCCGCGGCGATCGTGATGATCGTGTTGACGCCGCCGAAGGTTCGGACGGTAAACGAGTTCGACCCGACGTTGCGGATCAGGGCGTCGTTTCCGACCGAAGTCTGGTTCGCAGGCGGCATCCACAAAGCCAAGCCACTAGTGGTGGCCGTGACGTTCATGATCCGCGCCGCGACATCGGTCGTTGCGTTGCCGTTGATTGGCCACTGCAACTGCGTGTTCGCAGACAGCGTGACTGCCCGGAAGGAAACGTCCGTCGGCTGAATGACGTTGCCGGTGAAGGGTGAGTTGTAACTCATGGTCAATCCTTAACTGTCAACCGCCACCGCCTGACGATCGGCAACGCGCAACTTGTCTTCAGCAATCAGCGTCTGCATGATCGCGTCGTACTGCTGCTGCCACATCGGCATCCGCTCGTCGTTCTTCAGGAACGGCATGGCCTGCAAAAGAGAGCCGTACAAGAGGGCCTGGGGAGCGTAGATCGTGAACCAGTTGGTCTGGTTCGTGGCATCCAAAGGCTGAATCCGCTCGTAGTACAGCACCTCGAAGTTGTATGCCGCATCCGGCGTCGGAGCGACAAGCCAGTGGGTGTAGTCGTAGTCGCAGTAGAACTTCGGGATCAGTTCCTGAGCCGGGTCAGGCCAATACTCCCGTAGGTATTCGTACTTACGCAGCAGAACCGGGTAACGCTTACCCGCCACCGTGATATTCATCGAAACCGTTTTGTGCCACCGGGCAGGTTTGTCGATGATGTTGGCGCTCTGCACCATCGTGCTTTGCTGAACCGTCAGGTTGCCCAGAAACTTGATCTGGGAGGCAATAACCTGCTCGGCGAGCATGATGAAGGTGGGAATCTTGTCGATCGTGGCCTGATCGGTACGCTCCAGGTAGGACTCAATGTCCGCAACCAGAGAGGTATATGTCATCGTGACTGCCATCACCACACCTTCTTCTTGATTGACTCGGGTTGCGGAACGAACTGCTTGCCTTGCCTAGTTCCTTCGCGCTTGGCTCGGGTTGTCGCCGCATACTCCGCCGAGGATAGTTTCTCCCGAGCAGTCTTGGGCAGATACCTTTCGCCAGTCGCCTCAGGGCCTTGAGTGGAGGGCTTCCCGGACTTGGTTCCCCAGTCCTCTTTAGTCCACTTTGAGAGCGAATTATCGGCACTTTTCGGCCCCTTGTAACCCCCTCCAGAGCCTTTGTATCTCTGAGTGGCCAGTTGAGCCTTGCGGGCACTCCATTGACCCGGTTTCCCGCCCTTGTCGGAGGCTTTAACCGAAGCGACGATCCGCTTCCACTTGGCAGGATCAGATTTGACGGCAGAACTCATATTTACCCCATCAAGGCACGCTCGGCCTCACGACGACGAACTAGGCCAGGAAGAACCCGGCCGCCACCCCGAACCCAAAGCATCAACTGCTCCTTTGCTCCATCCCAGTCCTGGGCGTTGATCTTGCGCTTTAGGGTGGAGGTCTGCAAGCGACCAACCCCCAAGTTGTACGCAAAGTCCACGATCGCATTGAACTTGGGCCAGTCGTTCTCCCGAAGGGCAAGAGTCAGCAGGATCGGGCACTGACGGACTACGCCGGGGGCATAGGTGTTCAGCAGATCCACCTTGAGCCATTGCTCGGCCGTCTCGCGGGTGATCGGAGGATCGTCCATCGTCACCTTCCGCCCATCAGGCCGGAAAACCGTTCCGTAGCCCTGCGTTGGAAACCCGGCAGGGCAGACGTAGGGGTAGATCAGCCCATCCGACCCAACTCGGTGTAAACCCTCAAACCGACGGCAGAGTTCCTCTGCGATGTCGAGTTTCATAGCCCACGCTGCTTGAGGGTGCGATCGAGGAACCAGTAGTTGATCGTCCCTGAGACCAAGGCCATGAAGTCCGCGGTCATCATGGTCTCAAACACTTCACGGGGCGCAGCGCCTTGGAGCCATGCGTTCCAAGCAAACCACAAGTGAACGAAGGACCACAGCAAGATCACCCAGTAGGTCACCACGGGTCGCACGGAAGCCGACAGGGAAGCGGCCCAACCGCCTGCAGCCTTGGCCATCTCGGCCTGCTGATTGATGGCTGCGTTGAAGGCATCCATCACGCCTACATCAATCGCCGCATCTCTTGCAGCGCCGATCTCGGCCAGTTTCTGCTGACCCCGGATCTGTTCTAGGTCGCACTGGCGTTGGAACATCAGAAGTTCATGCTGACGCTCATTCTTCTTGTCGAAGAACTTCAGAACCTCTGGCGCAAGACGAAAAATGCCCCCCAGGAGGGAGCCGAAGATGCCGCCGCTAAGTAGTTCCAACATTACTTGTTCCCCTTGGCAATACGCTCGCGTTCCTCAAGCAGCCTGACCTTGACCTGAAGATCGTTGATGTGCGTCATCAGTTGCTCTTTCAGGATCGCCCTGCGTTCTGCGCTAATCGGGCTGTCGGTGGGAACGCCTTCCTTGGTGATCAGGGCGGGCATCTGTCCCTCAATCTTGGTCAGACGCTCAGAGAAGGATGCCACTTGACCTAGAAGCCAAGCAAGCGCAGCCACCACGATAGGGATGACTGCCTTGAGTACGTCTGACCACGCCATGACTACTCCCTTGACGCCGTTACGGTGTCGTCGCCCTTGCTGACCGTGACCTTGTCGCCCTGAACAGTCACCTTCATGGGCTGCTCAGGCTTGTCCAGGCGGTCCAACTTGTCGATCAGGTGCTTGATCACCTCAAACTCGGGCTTCTCCTGCTTCGGATTGGCTCCGGCGATGCCGTTGAGCATGGAGATCAAGGCTGTGAGGGCAGCGCCCAGGAGACCCATCACCGCGGCGATCTTCTCGTTCTCAAGGACGATAGAAGCACCGACCCCGATCACCACGATGGCCGTGATATAGGCAAGACCATGCTTGCCGATGGCCTTCCCGGCAACTTCCTTGGCTGTACTCTCGGCCTCAAGGCGGTTAAGTTCCGCCTTGGCCTGAGCCTTGAAGATGGCCAGTTCCTGGGCGTCCATCATGCGCTCTTGTGAAAGAAGTGGGAAACATATCCCACAACTGTAGAGACCGCGGAGACGAACACCATCCCGGCCCAGAAGCCGCCCTTGCCTTGATTGGCGAGGCCGACCAACTGATCCAGTTGGTGTTCCATCTTGTCCATCTTCTTGCTCATGTCATCGAAGCGACGCTCGTAGTCCTGGACTTTCTGCCACAGGACTCCATAGCGGACTGGATCGATCTCCGCGCTCATGATCAGTCGAAACCTCTCAAAGTCTTAGCCAAGGTCTTGCGCTTCTTCATCAAGGGAGAGTCAGACTCCTTCACAGACAACTTCTTGGCCGGGATCTTCTTCCCTTCCTTGACGCCCAAAGCCTCTCGCAAGGCCCCAGGCTTAGATATCGCCTTCTGGATCCACTTCTCAGCCATTTTCCTGCTCCTTGGGTGGTTGCGGGGGCTTGGCGGCCTCTTTCAGGCCGTCAATGAGTTGGAAGACCTCTTGGTAAGGCTTGGTGGCCAAGTAACCAATGATCTGGTTAGCAAGTTCAATAGGTACTCGAAGTTCCATGCTCACTCCGGCTGAGTGGGCCACTGAACGTCCCAAGGAAACCCGGCTTGTGCGGTGATGTCGCGCAAGGCTTGGCGATAAGTCGACCACGCCTGCTGCTGTTCAACGGTCATCGAATTCCATCGATCAGGCAATACATTGATGTCTGAAGCAATAAGCAACTGATCGCGTTGCGCCCTTACTTTTGCTGCTTCACCTTCAGTATCAGGAGGAGGTGGTAGTGGTGTGTTGCCATCAAACACCCATCCAATGTCAACACCGGAAGAGCATTCAACCCAACCTTGAGACTGTGCATATTCAGGATCGGCAACCGCAATGTTTGCCACCTTGCCATCTTTGATGATTGCGTATCTCATGTTTTTCCCTTACCAAGTATAGACACGGCAGTATCCATTACCACCATTACCGCCTGCGCCGCTGTCGTTCGCGCCTGAGTAACCGCCTCCGCCACCACCCGCAGCAACTCCTCCTGCGCCTCCTGCGCCTCCGACGGTTACGCTATCTGCTGCGCCACCGCCGCCTCCGAATCTAAATGTAGAGCCTGCTGATCCTGGGCCTCCAACGCTACCGCCGCTTCCGCCGCCGCCGCTTGCTCCTGTAATCGAACCTCCCGCTCCTCCTGCGCCGCTACTAGAGCCACCGCCTCCACCGCCACCCGCTCCGCCTTGATACGAGCAGCCTCCTTCTTGTCCGGCCCCGCTTGTTGGAGAGCCTCCGCCACCTCCACCACCAAATCCAGAAGAGGCACCAGCAAAATTCGGTGATACGGTATTTACGCCGCCGAATTGGCCGGTTTGATATCCTGATGATGCATAGTTTCGGGGGTCTCCTGAAGAATTTAGAACACCGCCGCCTCTGGAACCGGCTCTAACGGCTGTAGCGCCTCCCTCACCTTGATCGCCCCCATAGGCATACAGTTTTGTTCCAAAATTACTCGCGCCCCCGGATGTACCATTATTCCCATTTGCGCTTAAAACTCCCGTTCCTCCAGTTCCGCCTGCTCCAATCGTGATGCTTTCAGTTGCGCTTAGATCAGATGCTTTGAACAAACGATAAGCATACGCACCGCCAGCACCGGCAGAACCACCAGAACGAGTTCCTCCGCTACCACCACTGCCGCCACCGCCACCTGCACCCCACACCTCAACCAACACAAAGGTAGCGCCGGAAGGTTTTGTCCAAGTGCCAGAAGAAGTAAACTCTTGGAAATTAGCACTTCCGCCAGATGCGGCAATGGTGATAGAACCAGAGCCGTTGGTAATAGTTACCCCAGAGCCTGCTGTCAGCGTTGCTTTGGTAAGCGTATTGCCCGTGCTGTTGCCAATCAACAGTTGTCCGTCCGTATAGGTGGTTTGTCCAGTACCACCATTAGCGACCGGAAGCGTGCCGGTGACGCCTGTAGACAGGCTGACGTTGGTGATCGTGTTGCTCGCCCCGCTGATGGTTTTGTTAGACAGCGTGTTGGTGCTACTGGCCGTCAGGACGTTGGTGGGCGTGATGATGTTGGAAAGGTTTGCCATGTCTTACTCCGGCTGAGTGGGCCACTGCACTGTCCAGGGGAACCCGGCTTGCGAGGTGATGTCCCGCAGTGCCTGACGGTACGCTGCCATATCAAAGTTCTGAGGCGTATTTGACTCCAAAGCCTTGATGACCGTCCAGTCCGTGTCCTTGAGTTTTTGGCTGCGCTGCTCGCGCACAGCCTTGGCTTGCTCGGCGTCCTTCTGAGCCTTGTAGGCGGCTTCCTGCTCGGCAGCGGTGGCTTCGGCTGTGTCCGTGAAGATCGGGCCAAGAACGTGTTTGGTGTACCACTTGCCATCCACCTGCTCCACGCCTTGACGCATGGAGAACTGATAGACCGTACCTCCGGTCGCTTGTGGGCCTTCAAAGACCACATCAGCGCCAAGCGCCTCTAGCACCTCGTCCGTGGTGCGATCCCATGACGGGCCACCGTTGTCCCGCGCCCAACGCCGGAGTTCATCCTCCAACATCACTTGGCCAGTGGCCCTGATTCTGATTTCCATGATTGCTCCTTATGCGATGGCGAGGTGGTTTCCGTAACTAAAACCAAACTTGTTGTGCCGCGCTCGCCATTCAACAGTTGGCTTCTTCATTCCTAGTGCTGCCGCCGCAGCCTTGGCGGTTGGGAAGAACCCTTGCGGGGTCGTCACTCCAATCGCGTTGTAGTGGTTTGCGCCACCAATAGCAGCACTCATTTTCGCCTTGACTTCAGGCCGGTGCATAGGGTTGCGGTCGCCAACTGCCCAAGGTTTCGGCTTGCCAATAAGTGCCTCAGACTTCTTGAGGCGCGTTACAAGGCTATCCACTTTCCCGACATTTCCATCGCGCACGTTGTCCTCGTTAGTGCCGCAGAACACGTTGTCAATGCTGTACGGGCCGATGTCGCCATGACGCCTCATGCAGTATTTGCCGCGACCACGACCACGCTGCTCCCACTTGCCAGTGGCTATCCACCAGTCGCGCCACTGCTCAAAGGTAAACAGAAACTCCACGCCTCGCGTCTTGGCGTTGCTCTTGTGTTGCGTATACGCCTTGAGATAAAGGTTTGTGTGTGCCATGTTTACGAAATTGCAAGGAACACGAAGGTCCCGCCGTTTGCGTTCAACGCCGCCGGTGCTGCTGCGGTGACTTGGAACCCCACACTGGTGGTGTCAACGTAGTTGGTGCTCGTGACTTCCGCATCCGTGGTGTTTAACAGTAAATATGGATCGTTGCCGCTGCTCAGGCCCCGAGCAGAGTCGTACACAAACCAACCCCCAATACCGTCAGTACGCTTAATCAAAACAAACCGAGCGCCACCCGTGAAACCGCAGTTGATGGTCTGCAACGCGCCTGTGCCGGTGTATGTTCCGACCTTGCTGACGCCCGGGCAGGAGGCAAAGAGGTAGGCAACGTAGGTTGCTGTGTTGGAATTTGACTCTGTGTTAGTGCCTAGCGAAAACACAGAGGCAGTTGGGGCTGTGTTGTTCCAAAGTGTTGTATCAGCAGCAGATGCGCCGTTTGAGTCAACTCTTAGTCTATTGCCTGCTCCAGTAGCCGCCGAATAAACCGGCCAATTCTGAGCAATAGATCGAGACTTCACAATCATCAACTCCGGCACAACGCCTAAGTTATGACTCACAGTGCGGTTAGCACCCGTCCCCGTATAGCAAACCACATCAAAGAAGCCGGGGGCGCGTTGGAACGCCCACCATATTGCTGATGTTGTCCAACCTCTATCGTTGTAAAGATAGTTTGCATCAATAATTGATGTGTTACTTTGAAATGACAACCCGGTAATTGTCCCGCCCGTTTGTGCTGCGGATGTTGTTTGTGTAGATAAAGAATTCCAATATGTAGTAGTACCACCTCTTAATCTATCAAGCACTGTATTGTTATAACCCGAGGAACCCCGCAACTGAGCAATTCCGAGGTCGACGGGGAATCCCGTTGTGACAGTATTATTTCCCGATACCGGAGTTTCAAGCACAGGCGTAAACACACTCGTCCCCGTCGTCGGAGTTTTCATCGGGCCGCGACGGATGGCGATGTAGATGAAACTATTACTAGGCGCTTCTTGAACTGAGAATCCTGTAGACGTTGGCCCGGCTATAGTGCGTGAAACCTCTGCGCCAGCGGTGTTGGGGTAAACTACTGCATCAGTTCTATCTGTAGTGAATCCGCGCATGGAATCCATAAGAAACCACTGATCTGCGCCGCCTGAATTTTTTATCAGTACCCACTGCGGCTCATACCCCAATGTAACCGTGGCGATACCGCTTCCGTCAGTCGTAAACGACCCACAAGTAATGACATTGTCCGTACCCGTCAGGCCAAAGCCTCCTGCGTTGTGGGCGAAGAGGTAGGCGACGTAAGTTTCGCCGTTGTCGTTAGCATCTGTGTTCCCACTGACGCTAAAAGTTGTACTTGTTACAGAAGCAAACCAATCGGCATCTGTTAGCACAGCAGAAGTTTGGTTGAGGATTAGCCTTTTGCCAGTTCCGGTTGATCGGTGATACACAGACCAGTTACTTCCTGCTCCGCTTGTGCGTTTTACGATAATGCAACCGGGGTCTGATCCAAGGCTGTGCGAAATATTTCTTGAGGTTGCACCATTCCCCGTATACGTCACCACATCAAAGAACTTCGGCTGCTCGCGGAATGTCCATGAGGCAACGGTTAAAGAGGAAAGATTGACTCGGGCTTGATCCCCTACGGCAAAACCATTTGTATTGAACTGCGTTACGAAACCGGGGTCGCTTGTTTGCTGTGCATTAGTGTTATTTGAGCAAAGTACCTTGTCTGTTCCTCTAGCGGTGTCTACCAATACATGGGCATAGCCAATGCTTCTGCCCTTGATCCAAACCAACCCGCCCTTACCCGCCAGATCAATCCCGTTGGTGATGGTCTGCGTAGAGCCATTGCCGGTGTAGAGCCACGTCGAGAACACGTCCTCGATGTAGTTGGCCGCGGCCTGCTGAAGCGTCAGGCCGAACCCTTGGGCTGACGCAGCACCTTTGGTTTCAAGCAACGGCATCGTCTACCCCTTATGCAAACTTGGTTTGCGAAGCCAGGACCGTGAACGTGGCGCTACCAGTTTTGATGATCGTGTAGACGTAGGCGTCAATGCCACTCGCATTGCCTGCGCTCGGGGCCGTGCCGCCTTGCCACTTCGGCGTGACGCTGCTGCCGTCGATCTGCACCGCACTGTTGTAGTACGCAGTTGCGCCTTGGGTCACCAAGAAGGCCACTGTCAGAGACTGACCCGTGGACATCAACGTGTTCAGGCTCGTTCCGCTCGATCCCCGGAAGTTCACCGTCCAGTTCGCAGAAGCGTTGGAGGTGTAGAACAGCACCGACTGGGTGGTGGTGTCGTAAGCAATCGTGCCCGTCGCAGCAGTTGCGGAGATGGTCGTCACCTCTGCGGTGTCGCTCAGAACCGCCCCCAGGACGCTAGAAGAGCCCGTCAGGGTCTGCGTAGCGGTGAAGGTCTGAGCCAAGCCCAGAACGGCCAGGGTGCTCGTGGCGTCCGGGAGCGTGAGAGTCTGGTTGCCTGACAGCGTTGCAGGCTGAAGTGTTGCCCGCAGAGATGAAGAACCCCCCGCCCGTCCGGCCAGGATGATGCCGTCCTGAGAGGTAGTCCCGGTTCCGAAGACCTGACCGCTGTTGTTGTAGAAGGTGTTGGCGCCCGTGAAGTTGTTGTTCCCAGGCTGAGTCGCGGCGTTGCCACCGTTGCCGCCGATCTGGGCGTACACCTCCCAGGTGGTGCCGTCGTAGACCAACTGGACACTGACACCGGTGATGTCGCAGACCAAGTCCTGAGCGATTCCACCGATGGTAGAGCCGTTGCGGCCAACCGTCAGGTTGTTGGTACCCCAAGATGCTCCGGCATCAGCCACGACAACCTGAGCGCCCGTAGCAGGCGTTGCAGGCAGCGTGATGGTGAACGCACCACCAGAGGTGTCAGCCAACGCGCCTTGCTTGTCCGTCAGCGTGATCGGCGTGGTCGTGTAGATATAGGTCAAACCACCGGCAGGCAGGGCAGCCGAAGTCCAGGTAGTGCCGTTGGAGGTCAGGACGTTTCCATTGGCGCCAGAAGAGGTAAGACCAGTTCCACCTGCCGTTGCGGGAACCACCTTCCAACCGATGACCTGAACAGCACTTGCGTTGTCCTTGTAGAACAACTTGCCGTCGGTGACGTTGATGGCCAGTTCGCCGTCTGCAAGGTTCCCCGCGGTCGGCGCGGCCGAAGCCGTAGAGGTTCTGTAGAGTTGGATCGGGGTGAAGCCTGTTGCAGCCATCAGAAGGTTCCTCCAGAGATGCCACCAGTAATCATGCCGGTGGAAGGATTAGCGGTCAGACCAGTTGCCACCTTAGTAGGCAAGTTCCCGGTATTTGTACTGTAAATGCCGAGGAAGTAGTTGGCATTGGTGCTGTCTACCGCCACTCCGACATTCGTTGCATTGGTGGCGTTTGTGGCCGTGCCAACCGTAATGGTTGACGGATCAGTCCATGACGGAGCAGACCCTGTAGAAGTCAGAATCCGGCTTGCCGCGCCAATCGCCAGTTTGTCAAAAGATGTGGTGGTGTTGGCATAAATGATGTCGCCTGCGGCATAACTGGTGATGCCAACCGCGCCACGATCTACCCCAAACGATCCAGATGTGACTTGCGATGCGGCGATCGCAATCGAGGTGTTGGTCGCAGAGGTTATTTGGCCCTGAGCATTGACCGAGATCGCCGGGACAGAGGAAGCACTCCCGTAGTTCCCGGATGTCACGCCGGTGTTGGCGATGTTGAAGGTGTAGGCAGGGGACTCATTCAGCCCAGTCCCGGCTGAGTAGGTCAGCGGCGCACCGAACTGCGAGAAGACGATTCCCGTCGTACCAACCGTGACTGGCAGCGGAGTCTGCTGCACCCACGAAGTATTGGCATTCGCCGTACCCGCGGTGATCAGGAAGAAGTCGCCCTGATCGATCTGGTCAACACCAGAGCCCGCGGTATCGAAGTCAGTCGCACGGGTCAGGATGTACACAGCACCGGCGCTACCCGTCTGCGTGACGGTATAGACGCCGTTGTACGCAGCGTTACCTTCGTTCTTGATCAGAACCCGCTTGCCAACATCCGTCGGGGAAACGAAGGTGTGGCCATCAATGACCAGAGCACCGTTGACGTTCCCGGTCAGGGTTGCTCCAACACCGGAGATGCCGTTGTTGTAGGTGTTCGCCGCAAGAGCCGTAGTCGTGGCGTAGACGCAGGACTGGTGGAAGTTGATGCCTGAGGCGATCGAATCCGCGTAGGTCTTGTTGACGATGTCGTTGCCACTGACCGGAGCCGTGGTGATCGTCCCGGAAGTCATCGTCACCGAAGTGAACGTACCCGCAGCAGGAGTCGTCCCGCCGATGGTCGTGCCGTCAATCGCCCCACCCGTGATGGCCACAGAAGTGGCGTTCTGGGTGGACATCGTGCCCAGGCCAGACACCTGAGTGTTCGAGATGGCGATCGTGGTGTTGGTGACATTGGTCACGACACCCTTGGCGTTGACCGTGAACACCGGAACAGCAGAAGCCGTACCGTAGGTCGCGGCAACCACGCCAGAAGCGGGAAGGTCGTCGTTGGCCAGAGACCGGAAAGACGGAGTCCCGGAAGATCCGTTCGGAGACGCCAGAACCAGATTGGCTGCCTGAGAGGCCCAGGTGGCCGTCAAAACACCTGCAGAGGTCACCGGAGAGTTCGTGACCGTGAAGTCTGCAGGCATCGACAAGCCCACAGAAGTCACGCCAGTTCCGGTGGTGATCGCGCCCCAGACGTTGTTGGCGTAGCCCTCAAAGACCGCCGTCTGAGAGTTGTAGCGCAGCGTCCCGTTGACAGGCAGCAGAGGACGAGAAGCGGTGTTCCCCGTGGGAACCACGATACCCTCAGAGCCAGGAACGACCGGGTTGTCGGCCAGACCAATGACTGGATCAGCAGAAGCGCCTGTGCCGTTCGCTACGTCGATTTCTGAGGCTGTCCCTTGGATTGCCCTGAACGTGACCGCAGAAGGCCCTGAGAGGGCCAATAGACCCGTTCCTGAGGCATTGGCCAGGGACAGGACGTTCCCATCCAAGGAGAAAGTCGGGTTCCCAGAGATCCCGTCACCGTTGGCGATCGACAGGCCCGTGGTTCCGGAGATCAGAGTCCTGCCTGTCAGGGTGGTCGGGCTCGTCTTGACCTGAATGCCGTTGCTCGACCCTGCAAGGCTTGCAGCCGCGCCTGTGAGGTTCAGGCGGAAGAAGGACAGCGAACCCCCATCCGTCAGGGTGAAGTTTGCGTCGGTCGAGAAGTACCGGCTGTTGGGAAGCGTCGGCTCGTTGTTGACCGTCAGAAACGTCTGGGTCTGAGTCGGACTGTTGGCAATCGCCGCGGTCGTGGTCTTGTACGTCCCGCCGTTCTGAACGATCGGAACGAGTTCAGTGCCCGTTATTGGCCCCGCATCCGGGAGTTGGGTGATGGTTTGATTAGCCATTGGGTGTCACCGAAATTCCGTCGAGGTTGCCGTTGTTCTCGGGCGTGTCTGTGTTGCCCTCGGTCGAGATGATGTAGTCACCATCATTGTCCGTCACGAGGTTGTTCGGGTCTAGTGCCACAGACACATCCGGGCGCGGGAAACGCAGGTTGATACGCTCGGTCTTCCGGGCAGGAAGCCGGTAGGGGTCTTTCTCGTCAGCACAGCCCTGCTGACACACCTTCAGACCAGGGAAGTTGTGATCCGACATCTGCTCGTCCATAGGACGCTTCATCTTGCAGCGGTCGCAGATGAAGATCGCCAGTGAGGCGTTGCCGAAGGTGTCGAGAAAGACCGGCATATTTACTTCGTGTACACGCTTATGTTCGGCGCGAAGTAGATCGGCGACTTGTCGCGCTCTTCCGCCTCTG